CCAAGTTTTAGTTTCAATTCGCATTTTTTTTTCTTTATCTAATCGCATTTTTTTTATTTTATTATCATTATATTCTTGAAAAATAATTATTTTTTTATTATTTTCTTCATCTTTATTTTCGTCCATAAGGTATATAAATAAAAAACATTTAATTATAAAACTAATATAAAAAATTGATACTATATAAATGTTTTACAATTATTATTATAATAAAAAACTAAGTTAAAATCAATTAAACAATATAATGTATAAATGAATATTGAAAATCAACCAAGCGATTGTCATGAGTTAAAAAGTCTAAAATATAAAACAATGATTTTAAATGGTGTATCTTGGCCTGAAACTAAATCTTCTAGTGATTTAACTAATTTAGATAAATTTTTAGAAAATGAAAAAATAAACAACGCAAGTGAACCTTGGAGTAAACTAGATAAAACTGCTAAAATAAAGAAACTAACAAAATTTGCGGATTATTATAAAAATGAAAATAGTTTATCCATTGTTGAATATGAAAGTCTTATTCATTTTTTCAGAGATTGTTTAGATAGAAAAAAATTACAAAGAGTAAAAGATGTTAATTATAATAAAGAAACAGGAGAAATTAAAGATATTCCAGCATTACATTATAATAAACAATTAAATCATTTTACATTAAAAAATATTGATAAACGCGTATCAACTGTAAGAGGACTAGCTCCAAAAAAAAAACAAGGTACTGTAAAAAATACAAAAGTAAGTGATTATGATTCTGAAAAAGAGGAATAAAATATAAAATTGATAAGTTTATTATAAATTATAAGTTTAAAAACAACTTATATATTATATAAAAAAAATGATGAATGATTTGGTAGATATAACGGATAATATTATAGTTGAAGAAAATCCTAAATATTTCAATGATGAGGAATCATTAGAATTATACCAAACTTGTATTGATATGATGGAAGAATTTATAAAAGAAAACCCAAAGATAATTTCTGAACCTGATTTTGAAGACATTTTTGACGAAAATATAGAAGAATTAATGAACGCTCATTTTGATTCTGATTTATGTTATAATGAAGAAGCAGTAGAAGAAATGGAAGAAATTATTGAATGTGCTAAATCTGATTTCTTTAAAGATTTTATTCCTCCTAGATCCTTCCCAGAAACACTAATTTTAAAAACACCTGATTATAAGATTATTAGTGAAAAAATTAATCATTTAAAAAACAAACCACAGCCTGAGCAACGAACTAAAGAGTGGTATCAATTTAGATATAACCTTATAACCGCTTCAAACGCATATAAAGCATTTGAAAATCAATCTACAAAAAATCAATTGATTTATGAAAAATGTCAACCATTAAATCCAAATCTAATAAATAATTTAGATGATATAAAAGAAGTAGTTATGGTAAATACTAATAGTACATTACATTGGGGTCAAAAATATGAACCATTGTCTTTAAAAATTTATGAAAACACCTACAATACGAAGGTTGATGATTTTGGTTGTATTCAACATAGTACCTACATGTATGTAGGCGCCTCACCCGACGGTATTAATGTGGACCTAAATTCACAGCGTTATGGTCGTATGTTAGAAATAAAAAATATAGTTAATCGTGAAATAGACGGAATTCCAAAAAAAGAATATTGGATTCAAATGCAATTACAAATGGAAGTTTGTGATTTAGATGAATGTGATTTCCTTGAAACTAAATTTATTGAATATATAGATTACAATAGTTATTTAGAAGATACTTATGAAGAATTATTTGAAGATGAAGAAGGTAATGAATTTAAAAATATTTGTTTGTCAAAAGATGATAAAATGAAGGGAGAAATAATATATTTTCATACCAAAGAGGGAAAACCATTTTATGTATATAAACCTTTAGACATAGTTCATCCATCTGATATACAAGAATGGGAAGAAAAAACAATTGGATATTACCAAGAAAATCCTGAATTGAATAATTTTACATACATGAAAACTATATATTGGAAATTAGAAGAAATTAGTTGTGTATTGGTTTGTAGAAATAAACAATGGTTTAAAGATAATATTAAAGAATTAGAGGAATTATGGAAAATTATTGAAAAAGAAAGAATTAATGGTTATGAACATCGTGCGCCAAATAAAAGAGAATCTAAAAAAGAAAATTTTGAAAAACCAGTTAATGGAGGGTGTTTGTTACAATTTAATAAACAAACTGGTAAAATAACGGTAGCCAAACTAGATGTTGAATTAAATATTTAATATAATATATTTTCATTTGTTGGAATTGAATAATAAAGTTCATTGGGTTCTGTTCTAAAATAACCTACACGTGCTCCTGGCCCTTCTTCGGCAGGGGGTAATGGAGTAATAATATTTGATTTTGTATGTTTTTTATTATGATATATCGCACCACAGAAATCTGCACGAACACATGTTCCTTCATCTGGATTATAATGATATCTTATATTGTTAGTTACTTGCTTATAAGAACCTAATGTAAATACAGGGTAGTGCCACCATATTTGATTATAATTATTATTAGACGTTTCATTTTTACC